TTAAAAATTAAAAATAATATCGATGTTATCAGTTGTAACTTCGACTCTATCTACTAGTTGTTTCACAATCCTGCTCTGTACATCATACGAAGACTTGCTAATATCAATGTTATTTACTAATGTTGATATTACGTCTTCGTTTTTATTTTCTACGTAGTTTAATTTGATTGTTTTGTGATATCCTTCTTTCAATTTATTTAATTTTTTAATTTCTTCTGTTAGTTTTGATAAACTAATAAAATCGTTTACGTAAAGATCATTCAATCGATTAATTTTTTTATCAATAGATTGAATTTCTTTTTTAAGAGACGAAACATCAACTTTTTTGCTGTTGTTTTTCATTTTTTCTAGATACTCTTTATCGTGCTGTATTTTAGAGAGTTCGTTAATAACATATTTCTCAACGCACGACTTTTCATATCTTCCAGAATTACATACTTTATTGTTGTTATAATTGTTAACTCCTCTTTTAGCACCACTTTCTGTCTTGTTAACGCAAACATATGTCTGCCTTCTTGTTCCGTCCACTCTAGGTCTACCCGTGCAAACTTTCAACGGAGCGCCACAGTATCCGCATTTTGCTATATGAGATAACATGTATTTACCCTGAAATGGTCTAGTGTTATTTTGGGAGTTCGTCCTTTTGTCTAGCGCAAGTTGTGCTTTTGTAAATAATTCTTCATCAATAATAGCGTCATGATTTCCAGCAAACGTTTGTTCTCGATATTTCACTAACCCTTTGTATGTTTCATTCTCTAATATACGCCGTATTTTTACATGTGTCCATGTGTTTCCAGCAAAATGTTCCTTTGCATAATTTGTGATAGACATAATAGAATGGCCAGCTACTATCATATTAAAAATTTGTTTAACATTTGTTGCTTCGAATTCATTAAGCAAAAGCACTTTGTTCTTTTTATCATATGAGTAACCGTATGGCGGGGTTTTCCACGCGGTCGTTTTCCCAGATTTGGCTCTATTCATTACGCCGAATTGCATCCGCTCTTTTATTTGCTCACGCTCGAATTCAGCGATTGCAGATAGTAACGTTAAGAATAAGTTCCCCATAGCGGAAGAAGTATCTATATTTTCTTTTATGCTTACAAAGTGTATGTTATTTTTCGTAAATATATCTTTTATTAAGTAAAGTGTGTCCTTTACGTTCCTAGATAAACGATCCAATTTATAAACTAAAACAGTATCGAATTTATTGTTTTTTCCATCTTCGATTAGTTCCGATATCGCTGGTCGTTCTAATTTCCCTCCAGAATATCCTGCGTCAGAATAATTTTTATATATAACCCATCCCATAGCATCACAATATTTTGTTAAAGAATCTATTTGTCCAGTAATAGAATATCCTTCCTCTGCTTGATTTATTGTTGATACCCTAGAATAAATTGCTACTTTTCGCATTGTTTTATACCTCATTTTTTGATAAAATGAGTACAAGAAAACGAGCCATTTAATGCTTGTTTCTTATACTTGATTACCCACGCTCTCAAAGTTTGGCGACTGCGAGCGTGGGTTTTTTATTTTTTAAACAATAATATTTCCGTGTTCATCGCTTTGTTTTCCGAGTGCAACAAGTCCTTCGATAAAACCTATAAAACTAGGGATAATAGTAATACTAAAGATAAGATATAAAAAACCTTGTCCGATTTTTCCAGCGTAAAACTTATGCGCTCCGATTCCACCCAAAAAAATAGCTAGTAAAGCATAAACTAATTTGTTAACTCTTTTTCCCATATTTTTCTCCTTTTTCAGCTTTTAACGTGATTCAGGCATTGCACATTATTATTTATATTAATTTATTAAATTCTTTGCGAATCATCTCCTGCCCCCAAACTGTTGATATTTTGTAATGATTCGCAAATTTTAACCAGTCAAAGCTATAAATATCATGATTAGCGAGATAATCTTTCAACAACTCTCTAATCATGTATTTATCTGCTTGATTTTCGTACTGCAACAACAGTCTTTTGTAATCGTAAGGATTGTGATTATTAATCATATGTCCTAGCTCGTGTAAAACAACCTTATCCCTGTCTATTTCTGACAGCTTATCATTTACATATATAATTCTTAAGTCGGGGAAGTAGAAGCCGTCACGCTCCCACAATCCCCCATCGAATAAAAAAAGTGACACTTTATACTTTTTAAGCAATTCATCAATCTTCATTTCCCGAAACTCCTAAAGAAAGTTTTATAATTTGCTCTATTTTTCTAACATCTTCATCAGATAGAGGTTTTCCGTCAAACATTACGACACGTTCACGAAGATTTGAAAGGTCAATAGAAGGAGTTTCTTTTTCGTCATTTTCTCCATCTAAAATATAATCGCTAGTAACCCCAAAAATTTGAGCTAACTTAATCATATTTTTTCCAGTAGGTAGATTTGTCCCACTCTCCCACTTAGAAATAGTGCTCTGTGATTTATAACCTAACATATTAGCTACATCTAACTGCTCAAGCCCTTTCCCTTCTCTTAGTTTTTTTATTCTTTCTCCAATTTCCAAGTGTGTTGTCATATTATTTGCTCCTGTTTTTTATAAGTACATTATATAGTATAAATGATTTATTATCAAGTGGAATAATATAAAAAACAAAAAAATATGAAAAAAAATCAATTTAGTTGTTGACATATGATTTTAAATCATGTAATATATAATCATAGCTAAGCTATTAAAAAAACTAACAATTGAAAGGAAGTGAGAAAATGCCAAAACCTAATGTCACAATCGCAGAATTAAGAATGCGAGAAAACAAAATGAGCCAAGAGAAGTTAGCTAGTGCTATTGGAGTATCAACCCAAACAATTAACGCGTGGGAAAAAGATATTACAGTAATCAGAGGTGAAAACTTAATTAAACTTTGTCGTTATTTCAACGTAAAGTCTAGCGATATTCTCGGAGCTTAAAAAATTTTATTAAACATATGATTTTAAATCATACAAAAAGGAGATTTATGGACGAACTAATTAGCATCACACTAAATGAAAATCATGAGCCAGTTGTAAGTGGTCGTGATTTGCACAAAGTGCTTGAAATTAAAACACAATATACAAAATGGCTTGAGCGAATGAGCGAATATGGTTTCGTTGAAAACGAAGACTTCATGGCTATTAGTCAAAAAAGACTAACAGCTCAAGGCAATCAAACTGAATATACAGACCACATTCTAAAACTAGACATGGCAAAAGAAATTGCGATGTTGCAACGGAATGAAAAATCAAAGCAAGTCCGTCAATACTTTATCCAAGTTGAGAAAGATTTTAACAGCCCAGAGAAAATCATGGCTCGTGCATTGCTTATGGCTGATAAAAAAATTACTAATCTGACAATTGAAAACAATCAATTACATCTAGATTTAAAAGAAGCGAAAAAGCAAGCAAGGTACTTAGATTTAATTATTGAATCAAAGGGCGCTTTACGAGTGACACAAATCGCACAAGATTATGGGATGACAGCTAATAAGTTAAACAAAATTTTATCTAGCTTAGGTGTCCAGCATAAAGTAAACGGTCAATGGATTCTATACAAACGCCACATGGGCAAAGGTTACACAGATAGCCACACGTTTGATTATCAGGACAAAAATGGTCACACAAGAGCGAATGTTACAACTACATGGACGCAGAAGGGGCGCTTGTTCCTATACGAGTTGTTAAAAGATAACGATATTTTGCCACTCATTGAACAAGAAGGTATTGCATAGAAAGGAAACGCATGAGACCAAAACATTATCCGTATACACAAAAGCGCCCCTTACCGAGTGAGGAGAGAATTGAAAATTACAAATTCGCTGTAAATGAATTAGATGCATTAGAAACAATGGCTTCTGATGACTTAAAAGCAAAAATTAAAGAAGTTAAAAATTATCATTTGAGTCATTTAATGCCTTGGGATTTTGATTTTGTTCAAGACGAGCAAAAGCAAGAGCAGCTTGAACGCATCGAAATTCGTGAAACACCAAAACAAAAAGAAATTATCGCTTTAGAAAAAGGCGATGTAGCTTAGAAAGGAGAACACCATGAACGAAACACACATTGAAACATTTATTACGTTACGTAAAGAATTATCTGAAGAAGAATGGAAGGATTTAGATAGTCTTTACAATTACTTGTTAGAAAACAAAAAAGAAATACTCACAAAAGACATCACACTAAATGAAAGTGAATTGAATGAATTTCGTGAGTTTTCTAAAAAACTAGTGGAATCTAACGAATAATTCCACGCATCCTGTCATCTTGTCTATCTTGTTCTTTAATAGACTTTGACAAATTACTTGCAACACGGCTGTCAGTAGAAAAAACTATCTAGAACTTTGGCAAGGGCTTTAGAAAGATTTTCAGAATTTTCAATGCCGTATTCATCAAGAATTTTTTAATAACCAAGCTATTCATAACTTACCCTCCTTCCTGATAAGATATCTAAATTATACACAAAAAAGTCACTGCGGGAACAGTGACCTTAAGAAAATTAATGATGAGGTAATTATAACATGAAAGAGAAAAAAGAGCAATGGGAACCGCAGGTTAACTGTTTCCGAAAAGATGGACAGAAATTTAAACCTGAAGATTGTACAATACCTATTTCGTTCAAAGGGTTTTATCAAATTTTAGCAGAGTTAAAAGGAGCATAACATGGAAAATCCAATAACAGGCGTAGTAGTCTTATTATTTATCGCTTTAATTGCGTACATCGGAAACCGCAATAGTAATCAAAAAACAATTACAAAAACAGTTGACACAATCCTAGAAGATTATCAAGTTGTCAAAAAAGTAGAGCGCAAACAGCGCACCGATTTTATTGAGTTGCCAACACCAGGTTCTTGCGGGAAAACTTGGGGTGTTGATAAACCATTTTAGAGGTGAGAGATGAAAAAATATGAATTATTAAAAGATGACACTATTGAAGTAGCAGGTAAAACATTATTTAGAATTAGAGCGCTTAAAGATTTTGGTAGTGTCGAAAAAGGCGACATTGGCGGGTATGTCGAATCAGAAGAAAATTTATCTAACTTTGGAAACGCATGGGTGGAAGATAACGCACGGATATCAGGAAACGTTAGAATATCAGAAAACGCATGGATATCAGGAAACGTATGGATAACAGGTGACGCTTGTATATCAAGCGATAGAGACTATATCATCTTTAAAAATAATTGGTCAAGTGGAAGATATTTTGTATATACTCGCTCAAATAAGATGTGGTCTGTTGGTTGCTTTTGCGGAACTGGTGACGAATTAATTAAAAAAGCTTACGCAGACAGCGAAGAGAGTGGCAGAAAATACGAGCTATACGTAAATCTTGTTAAGGAGTTGTATAGAGATGAGTAGACTTAATAAAGAAATGATAGTCATTTCAAGGGAAGGATATGAATCACTTGTTAATTTTAAAAAGGCGATTTTAGAGGTGAGTAATGAAGAACGTGATATGGAGGGTTAAATGCACATAGATGAAGTTAATAACAATTTATTTTATCAGTTTCCTCAATGGCTATTTAAAGAACCTTATATAAATTTGAGTGACAAGGCAAAAATGGTTTATATGTTACTATTTGACCGCAGGTCGCTATCTATTGAAAATAAGTGGTTTGACAATGATGGTAATGTTTATATGTACTTTAAAAACGAACGTTTTATGGAGCTACTTAAATGTTCAGAAAAAACAATCATCAGAGCAAAAAAAGAATTGTCAAAATTTGGGCTTTTAAAAGAGGTTAGACAAGGCATAAATAAGCCGAACCGCTTATATATCAATGGAACTGTAAAAGTTACAGGTCAAGACCTGAATAATTTACAGGGAATCAATACTAATATATCAATACTAAATAACCAAAACTTAGTGCCTTCTAATCAGACAACTACTAACTATATATATAGTATAGCGGAACAAGAGTTTGGTCGGTTGTTGTCTCCTATGGAAATTGAAACTATTGGCATAATGATTAAAGAAAATAACCCTGACTTAGTTAAGGAAGCTATCAAAAGAACTAAGCTTCAAGGAAAAACTAATCTTAACTACGCTAGCGGTATTTTACGTAATTGGAGAGACGATAACATTACAACAATTGAGCAAATAGAAACCAAAGAGAAATCTAGAAAATCTAAACAAGAAGAGGTATCGGAATATGATACTTGGTGATGAAAACGCACTTGCTAAAATCGCTTTGTCCTATCAAAAAAATACCAAAAAAGAAGAGACAATTTGTGACAAGCATGACTGTAGCTATATCACAATCCTTAAAACTGGTTTGACAGTTTGCCCTAAATGCCACAAAGAAGATTTGGAAAATCAAAACGATTTACACGTTCAAAAACAATATGAGAGAGAACTCGAAAACAAACGGCTGTACTATCTAAAAAGGTTATCAATCATGGATAGCGAACTGGAAAACGCATCGTTTGATAATTTTAGAACTGACACAATCAAACATAAAGAAGTGCTTGTTTGGGCTAAAACAATGGCTAACGATTGGTTTAAAGGAGGTCAGGGTAACATTATCATGACTGGTAAAGCTGGACGAGGCAAAAGTCATCTAGCTTACAGCATTATCAGAGGACTGTCAGATAAGACGAAGAAGCTAGGACTACTTGTAAACGTTACTGATTTGTTATCAGAAATAAAGCGAGACTTTAGTAAAGAGGCGTTTTGGTTGGACAAATTAAAAGAGGTTGATTATCTAGTTTTGGACGATTTAGGTGCTGAAAAGGTTAGCGATTGGTCGACAAGTATTATATATAGCTTACTTAACAAGCGTACAAATACAATCATCACGACAAATCTTACACCAGCTGAAATTAGACAGGCGTATGGAGAGAGAATTGCATCACGTATACGAAAAGGTTGTGATAAAAGCCATATCATGGAATTTGAAGGAATGGAAGATGAAAGAATGAAATTATGGAACTAACATTAACAACATTTTTCGATTTGTCAGAAGAGCATGCAGCAAGAATCATGGCTCTAGATGAAACTAGTCGAAATAAAAAAATTGAAGAATACAGGCGGTTAAGACTGCGCAGAGGGAGGATTGACTTTGGAAAATTGGACTAATGTCAAATAAGTAGACAGAAAACCGTGTTATTTTATTGCGTTAAAATAATTTTCTTCTTTCTGATTAGGGGTTAGTCCTAGATTAGCCGTATGTGGGTTGTAATTGTTATAAAAATTCTCAATGTATTCAAAGCAGTCTAATTGAACCTGTTTGATATTTTGATAATGTTTTCGGTTGATTTGTCTATGCTTTAAATACTTGAAAAATGCTTCCGTTACGGCATTATCATAAGGATATCCAGGATTAGAAAAAGAATGCATGATATTGTTGTCATCAATTATTTTTCTAAATTCGCTGGCCTTAAATTGTGACCCTTGGTCGGAATGAAAGAGAAGTGTTCCTTCAATTTT